CTAATAGGAACGCAGAAGTTTAATAGGGGTGGGTTAGCCTCACGTAAATAAACAAAGGGGGCAATTAAGCCCCCTCTTTTTATGTCTAACGATTGTCTCCATCACCACCTATCTTACCTCTAGCATTCCTGTCGGATAGCTTTGTGTAATTCTCAGCAGCAATATCAGAAAGATTGTAGCCCAAGTCATGTGCCAATGCAGCACAATACCACAACACATCTCCAATCTCTGAGGCTATCTCAATCTTCTTAACCTCAAATGACTCTTTGTCTGCGCCATCTCTGATGAACTTCTTTACCTTGTTAGCAACCTCACCTGCCTCACCTGCCAAACCAAGCGCAGGATAAAGTATCCTGTGCGTGGCTGGATAGATAGCAAACTCAATTGACTTGCGTTGGTACTCATTCATTTCCATGTCTTTGTATTTATCCTTTATCCAATCTTTAGCTTGCTGTTCTAAATCCATCGAACAAATCCTTTGTCTGGCTAGATGTTATCTTAAACCATTCATTGTTTCGTTCTAGTGATTTACTCTCAAACAATCTGTGCATCTTTCTTTCTGCCTCATGTCGATTGTCCGTCTTGATTTTTGTAATCACAAAGTAATCACGGAACGGTGACGATGTTTGGTATCCGTTTAATCTATCGTCTGCGTCAACAGCCTTACCAATCTTGACCCACTCAGGCCATGCTTTATTTCCGATTGCGTAGACCTCACCCTCATTGACAGACTCAATCTTGTTGTGTGACCAAGCATCATCTAATGACTTATATCTGCCGGGCTTGTGTAACGGATGCGTCTGAGGAATGTACTTACCATTGACGAACATCCTGTTTTTATTCTTAGCAGCATGTGTAGATACACGTTGACGGTATCCACTAGGGCTGTAGTACCAAGCATCTCCATCCTCTTTGACAGGTGCTTGCTTCGTGTAGCTATCCACATCTACTCTACTCTTCTTCAGTGTGTTCAACATTATCCTCTCCTTTCTTCTGCATAAAAAACTTAGTCAGCATTTCTAACTTATCATGATAGTCAGCTATGTGACCTAACTCAATCTCAATTGATTCCTGTATGTCTTGATGCTCACCGATACCTACAGGATTATTTAACAACACTTCTATATTAGCAATATGTTTATTAATATGTCCAGCAAAATGTGAACGTGCTGCATCAATCAGTACTTGTCTCAAGTTCATTTTCTTTCTCCTTATCTTTCAGTTTCATCCACTCTTGATAACACGGGTGGCTTTGGGGTGGGTCATATTGTATCCACCCCTCTGCCTGTTTCCATACCAACTTGCTCACTTCTTCTTGAACCTGTGTTTGAAGAATACTACCAAGTTAAGTGAGGTGTTTACTGTAATCATCACGAGTATCCACCACTGCCACCACAGCAAGTCTAATCCACTACACTCTATCATTATGCTGCAGTTAAGTCAACAACTTCACAGACACCTGCTGTACAAGCTAACTCCCTACCACCTGATGTAGTGTCTTCCTTCTCAAACTCTTGCAAAGCTGACCAATCAATTGATGTAGGCATCTGTGCTTTCATCTCTTCGTACTCCTCTTCTGTACAATCCTGATATGGTGCTTGCTTGTAGGTATGCTCACTGAATGGTAGGAAGCTGATGCCTGAAACTTCATCAAAGTGTTCATACACCCATGAGCCTACGTCCATCCACTCATCCTCTTTCACAGAGATTGTTACAGATGGTTTGTGTTCACACCAGTGACGCTGATACTTTAGCCACAACTCAAGCTGTTCAATAGCCGACATAGTTGTTCTATTTACAGCATTGTTAGGTGACTTCATTGGGAAGCTAAACACAGTTGTGCTATCTGGCTTCATTACATCTGGCTCTGCAGGAATACCTTGTGACATCATGAACTGTGTCAGCGGGTCTTTGTTATCGCCTCGTACAGTACGAATGTAATAAGGGTTATGCCTTGCATGGATGCCTGATGCGCTGTCTACCAACTGTGACACTGTACCTGATGGCTTGACGCATGTGATAGCTGCTGACTGTGGGATACCAAGTCTGTCTGCCATAGCTTTGTTTGCAGTAACAGCTACATCACGTAATGCTTCAAGTGTCTGGCCTATATTCATGCCAAGATGCGGAGACCTACCAGAAGTCAACTCATTGTCCATGATGCCTGTTAGAGACACGCCAAGTAGACGTTCTTCCTCTGTGTTCTTCTTCCAGATACTACGTAGGTATTTGAAATCAGTCAACGTAGATTGGAACGTACCCAAGATTGTAGCCAAGCGTACCTTCTCTGTCAGAGATTGCTGCGTGTCTGTTTCACGTACAACTACCTCAGACAAGTTGCAGAACTGATATGGACGTAATATAATTTCACTACAAGGGTTACATCCGAAATCTTGTTCCGCATCTCTGCGTCCGTTCTTAGCTGCTTGCTTTTGTGCAGATTGACGGTTGAAGATACCACGCTCACCTGACTTACTCTCGTACAGTGACAGCCATTCACGCATGAATGTACCCATCTGCGGCTTCTCTTTATAGGCAACGCTGTTGTTTGCAAGCGCACGTTGTCCTTCGTTTTCCCACCACATACCTGCTTTTGCATGACTCATCTGGTCATCGTTCAGGTTTGATAGGCTAATGAGTGCGCTTCGTCTGACCCCTCCGACAACTACAACCTCACCAATCTTACACATGATATCGTGGCACTCGATGGGGTAGAGCCTACGACCTTTTGCACCCTTGAACTTATCAATGATAAACTCAAACAGTTCCTCAAGTGGGGCTGGGCCACTGGCACGACCACCAAAAGTTTTGAGACGTGCGCCAGCAGGACGAACCTCTGACACATCCCACTGTGGTATCTGCCCTGCATACAGGAGAGAAATTAATTCCCTCAGTGATTTTGCCCAGCCCGGGCGTGAATCGCCAACCTTAATGATTGTATCAGTTTGATGCATATCTTCGTTGACGATGGGTAGCTTCTCAATGTGATGACGTTCTACTGAGAAGCCTACACCTGTACCGCACATAAGAATGTACATAGTCTCATCAAATGCACGTGGGCTATCCACAGGTACATATGAGCAGTTGTATCCACCCACATGGCAACGGTCAAGTGCAGGACCAGATGTCATTAAGGCTCTCATGCTTGGCATAATATGCTGGTCAAGTACGGCTGTCTCTAGTTCAGCACGTAACTCATCAGCAAGATTATACTTATGTTTTTCTTTTAGGTGTTTAGTCAGATAATCAAAGTATCGTGAGACTGTTTCACTCCATGTCTCTCTTCTCTGTTCGTCTTCTTTCCACCTTGCATAGCGTGATAGTGCTATGAAATTTTGATAGTCTGTAGGTAAATGATTACTTATCATGGGGTCACTCCTGTATTGTTCTAATGTTACGTATGTTAATACCTTCTATATCATATAAATATTCTTGAAGGCTTTCTTCTAGTTCTTCTGATACATTTTCATCAGCCGGAACTGGGTACTCTTCTGGGTCTACATCTAATGTGAGAAACATCTTAACTCTTATCATCGTAACATCCCTCAACTTCTGTTATCAATTTATTTAGATACCACTTAGCTTTATTCAAATCTTCTGTACCATTCTTGTAACGATAACGCCATAGGTACTTTATAATATTACCTTGCAGGTAGTACTCAAAGCCATCACCTGTAGCTGCTGCTATAGCCTCAATGCATTCAATCTCTGTAGCATTATAGTGAGGTGGCTTATTCACCATGTCAAGTTTATCCGCAATTCTACCTGACGTTTTATCTAATTCTTCCATAATGTTTTTGTAGCTTGTCATCATGCACTCCCTTCTGTCTTGCTAGAAAAATCAATTGTAACCACATTGCCATCTGTTTCAACGACCTTTGGCTTATCTTCTAACTCAACTTCATAGTGCTTGTCAACTGTTTCCATCACATAGTTATGTACTAAATCTCTAAAGTCTTCATTCACTTCCATCACAGGAATTGTTGATGCAAGCATCTTGCAAAAATGCATCACTTGAAAATAGTCTTCATCACCTAGAGGATTATCAGGTTGTGTTATAATAGCAACATCAATCTCACCATTCCATATACCATCACTGTCTTGTGTTGGTCTAACACGAACAATAAAATCCTCTGGTTCTACTCTGTCATACTCTGCCTTGCTCATCATTTTCTCCTTTTCACTTTTGTACCAGAGAACTTGATAAACTCTGGGTGTTTGTTACTTCCCTTCTCCTTTAACCATTCTTCTGGAACGATTCTATTGTAGCACATAAATCCGTACTTATCGCACCACTCTCCATAAGTAGACTTAGCACCCTTACGTAGTTTACGTCTACTGTTTTCAAATACAAACCGTATATCCAACTTGGGATGCTGTTTTTTTATAGCCAGATGCTTGCGTCTATCTGCTGCCGTGAACATCCCTTTTGTTTCTATTATAATACCATTAGGCAAAACAAAGTCAGGGGTATAGGTACGGTAGGCTAAGTCTTCCCATTCTATCTTAATACATTCGTAACCAAAGTCAACCTTTAGTTCCTTCAGATAATCAGATAGCTTGACCTCTAAGCCTGACCTGTACCCATACTTACGTGCTGCTCTAAACTGTTTGAAATTAGGCGGCATCGTATTCCTCTGCTAGTTCTA